AATTTTTGTTCTTCTTTTACTGCAGCTTTTTTGCCAGCTTTTGCTCCAGCTTTTTTCGCTGCTTTAATTGGCTTTTTAACTTTTTTTGCCAAATTTGCTTGATAAGCCTTCTTTTGGGCTGTTGTATACTTTGGTTTTGAACCAGACATTTATTTTAGAGAGATATTATTATATTAAAATTTTTATATTAAATGAAGATATATTGAAAACCTTTTTAACAGGTTTTATTTTTGGTATTTAAATATTAAACTTCTTGCCAAAAATTGAGTAAATAACTCACAAATACATTGTCTATGTGGGGTACGACTTCACTAGACGTCTCCAAACCAAAAATCATAAATTCAATTTGACTATTGGTTAAATACATACTTTTTAAATTTTTATAAGGTAACAATTCATCATTATTACTATCTTTCATCTTTTCATTTTTCAATTCACTATCAAAATTTTCCCATAAATAAACTATATAACTATCTAGTTCAATACGGTACTTTGGAAATTGATAACACAATACACGAAGCGCATAAAGTTTTGCTAATGTTAAACGCCAAGAATCTTGCTTTCTATAAAAAAATAAACCTGCAAATAGTTTATCAAAATTAGGTCTAAAATACCAACTTTCTCTACAAATATCGTACTCATAGCCAAAATTTAAAAATTTAGCTTCTCTTATATTCATCGGGAATTCCCCGCTGATTGGCAACTCTTTTTCAAAAGTAAATCCAATTTGTAAAGTATTCTCTTCCAAACCATCCCAAATCGGGTCATCTGCTAAAATAGTATCATCACCCATAGCTTGTACCGGTAATCGATTATATATTTCTACAATAATATCTATAATAAAAGAAGGATTATTAAAATTTCTCCCTTTTAAAAGTTCATCTAGTTCAAGACTAGTAAAATGAACACCAAATGATTTTTCTATAAAATCAATTGGATTTTCAAGTTCACTCTTGTATCTAACTACAAGATGATATAAAAGACAAAAGATAACAATAAATGTGTTATCTGTTAAAGTATTTATACAACCAGAGGGATTAGCACC